GTGGTCTACGAGGGTCCCGGCGCGGTACAGAGCGCGTACACCGCCGACGTCACCGCGTCCACGCCCAACGTGAACCTGCCGTGGGTGTCCGAGACCCGGTCCCGGTACCGGATGTTCACCCCGCTGACCGCGCCGGCCGCCGCCAAGGACACCATCGCCACCGTGGTGTCCGTGCACGAAGGCGGCGACACCGCTCTGCTGGGCAGGTCGTGGCGGGTCCAGGACCCTGCCACGGCAGGCACCCTGGGCGTCGTGCGGGTCACCATGCTGGACCAGATCAGTGGCGAGGAGGCCCCCTGATGGATCTGGACGATCTGGCGGGCCGTCTGGAGGAGTCTGCCGACCGCGTCGGCCCGGAGACCAGGCGCACGGTGCGGCAGCAGGCCCGCCTCGGCCTCGCCATGATCAAGTTCAATGCGTCCGGACGCCCCGGACCGAACATCATCACGACGGACTACTTCGACTCCTGGGAGAGCATCCCGTTCGAGGTCCCGGTGGGCGGGGGAGCGGACATCCACACCGACCGCCCGCAGGGGCGCCGCCTGGAGTACGGGTTCATGAACATGTTCGACAGCCTGGGCCGCTTCTACCGCCAGCCGCCCTTCCCGCACGTCGAACCCGCGGTGGAGGAGCTGTCCCAGCAGTACGTGGAGGCCTTCAAGGACGCCTGCGACCGGATCTTCAGGAGCTGACAGTGATCGACAGACTGCCCGTCACCCTCGGCTTCCAGGAACTCCTCGCCACCTTGACCCAGCACCCAGTCGGGCTGCGCACCATCCCCCTGGACGACGACGGCAACCCCGTACAGCCCCCCTACACGCTCCTGGACCCGATGGACCGGCTCGACGACGACGGAACACTCGCCGACGACGGCAAAGCCATCGTGGTCCGATACCAGGCCACCTTCGTCTCCGGGCCGACCCCCGGGGTGCCAGAGAGCCGGTCCGGAGAGGAACAGGTGCAGTGGATGGCCGACCGCGCCTGGAAGGTCACCGAGCGCCCAGCCGACCAAAGCACCGGCTACGCCCACCCCCTGAACGCGGGCCCGGGTGTGGACTGCTGGAGGCGCGAGGCCAGAGAAGGCGGGGGAACGTCCGATCCGAACGATGCAATCATGACCAGTGTGATCAGGTACAAGCTGTACCTGGAGAAGACCGCCTGACCCTTCGAGGTCGGGACGCTGTACGACCGCACCGCGGCGGGACCCCACGCGGACGCCACCACCACAGGTGGCCGCCACACAACACACGTGTAGCAGGGGCCCCAAACCGTCTGGCCCCTATCCGCGAGGGGCCATTGTCATGAGGTTCAACCGCAAGGGCACAACGAAGATCGCTTTCGTGCCGTCGATCGCATCCACCGCCTACATCCCCACCGCCGCAGAGCTCGCCGCCGGCACCGACTACACCAAGCAGATCCGCACCATGGACGGCTGGAGCATCGAGAACCAGCCCATCGAGACGCCGGACATGGAGTCCACCTTCGTCTCGAAGATCGAGGGTGACGACCAGGCCGCCGACAGTTCCCTGGGCTTCTACGAGGACTCCCTGCTCGACGACATCGAGACGGACCTGGCCAAGGGCACCACCGGATTCATCGTCATCTACTCCAAGGGCAAGACGCCCGGCTCTAAGGGCATGGACGTCTACCCGATCCGGGTGGCCTCCAACACCAAGGGCTACGGCACCGAGAACGAGGCCGCGCCGATCAACGTCCAGTTCGTGATCACGGACCGGCCGGCCATGAACCAGACCGTCCCCTCCCCGGGTACCGACGAGGTCCAGACCGTCACCATCACCGGCGGCCCGACCGGCGGCACGTACACGCTCACCTTCAGCGGCCAGACCACCGCGTCCATCGCCTACAACGCGGTCGCGTCCGCCGTGCAGAGCGCCCTCGAGGCGCTGTCGAACATCGCGCCGGGCGACGTCACCTGCGCCGGAGGCCCGCACCCGGGAACGCCGATCACGGTCAACTTCGGTGGCGGCGCCTACGACGGCACCGACGTCCCGCAGATGACCGCCTCCGGCTCCTTCACCGGCGGCACCAGCCCGGCCATCGCGGTCACCACCACCACACCCGGCGGCTGACCCAACCCGGCACCCCCTAATCCCCCGGCCGGGCCCGCAGCGTACTCGGGAAGGGCGCCGCGCGCGCCCGGCCGGGCCTTCCCCCTTCGGAGACCCGAATGACCAGCACCACCAGCACCTGGGCCGACAAGCAGAAGCGCCTGGACGCCATGCCCAGGGCCACCGCCCCCCTGCGCCTGTACGACGACCCTGCCGTCCGCGACCGCTACCAGGCAGCGAAGAAGGCCGCCGACCGCGTCAACGAATACCTGGAAGGGCTTCCCAAGGACGCCGACAAGGACGCCCGCGCCCTGGTCCAGAAGCAGGCCAGAGAAGCGCAGGCCGCGCTGAAGGCGGCCACCGAGGAACGGGACGCGCACTCCGAAGTCCTCACCTTCCAGGCCCTGGAACGCGAGCACCTCGAGGCGCTGGTCGCCGAGCACCCGGCGACCGAGGAGGAGGAGCGCGACGGCGCCGAGTTCCACCGCGACACCTTCGCCCCCGCACTGATCTCCGCCGCGTCCGTGGACGGCATGCCCCTCGAGTACGCCGCCCAGGCCCTCAAGTCGTGGTCGCTCCAGGACTCCGACGACCTGTGGACCACGGCCTGGGGTGTGCAGCGCCGTAAGCGGACCGACCTGGGAAAAGACTGATCGACGATGCCGCCTTCCGTGCCGAGATGGAGCTGTGCCACCAGTGGGGCATCCCGCACAGCGTCTTCCGCGGGCACGGCGACGGCACCTGGTCCGACCTCGACCGCCGCAAAGCCCTCGCCTACGCCGACTACATCAAGTCCGTGTGCCCGCACTGCGGCACCCGGCCCGAGGAATGGGACGAGAACGCGGGCGGCGATGAGGACGCCTACCGGGCCATCAGCCACCGCTGCGTCGGCTGCCAGCTCCTGGCCGACAAGCAGAAGACCGTCCCCGACGGAGACGAAGGGCACGGCGTGAAGGTCCTGCTGATCCCGACCAGCGTGCACGCCGCCATGCAACTCCAGCGCACCCACCGCGACTAGAGGAAGGAGCCCGACCGGTGACCCAGTGGAATCTGTCCGTACGACTCAGCGGGCAAGGCTCCGAACTCCAGCGCACCCTGCGCGACACCGCAGCAGACGCCCGCAACGCCTCCAACGAGGTCAACGCGCTGCGCCGCAACCTGGCCCTGCTGCGCTCCGAGGCCGCCAACAACATCCGCGTCCGCCTGGACGTCGACGGCGACCATCTGCGCTCCGACGTCACCACGGCCCTGAACGCGGCCAGTTCCGGGCAGGGCATCCGGGTCCGCCTGGACATCGACGGCGACCATCTCCGTGACGACGTCAACGCGTCCCTGACGGCCGCCGGCGCCGGGCAGGGCCTGTCGGTCAACCTGCGCCTGGGCAACGCCATGCAGCTGCGCCGCGAGGTCGACGACGCCATCCGCTGGGCGACCGACGGGCAGCGCATCCGAATCCCCATCGGGCTGGCCGACGCCATGCAGCTGCGCCGCGACGTGACCGCGGCCGTGCGGTGGGCCGGAGACAACCAGACCATCACGGTCCGCGTCACCCCGGACACCAGCGCCCTCAACGGCCTGAACAACACCATCACCGCAGGCGCCAACAGCAGCAGTAGCAGCAGCTCGCTGGGCGGCATCAACGGCCTGATGACGCTCGCCCCGGCGGCTATCCCGCTGATCGCCGGCATGGCCTCCAACCTGGCTCCGCTGGCATCCCAGTTCCTCGCCGCCGGTGGCGCGGCGACCGCCTTCACTATCGCCCTGGCCGGGCAGATCGGCCCGCTGTCTGAGGTTGCCGAGGCGGAGAAGGCCTACCAGGACGCCGTCCGCGAGCACGGCACCGCGTCCGCCGAGGCCATCACCGCGCAGATCAAGTACCAGAAGCTGCTGGCCGAACTGCCGCCGGAAACGCAGCGGGCAGCGGTCGCCCTGGCTCAGTTGAAGACCACGTTCAAGGGCTGGTCCGACGACATGGCCGGCTTCACCATGGCGCCGGTCAGCAAGGGCTTCACCGTCCTTGAGCAGCTCATCCCGCACCTGACGCCCGAGGTGAAGTCGTTCTCCGGGCAGTTGGACCGGCTCATGGACGTCGCGGGCGGCGCCGTCACCACCCCCGGCTTCGATGCCTTCTCCGACCGCGTCGGCAAACTCACCGACCAGAAGCTGGACGACTTCACCGACCAGTTGATCCACCTGCTGCGGGTCGCCTCCGAGGGCGACGCGGACGCCGGAGTGGTCGGGAAGATTCTGGACTACATGCGGGAGAACGGGCCCGCAGCCCGCGAAGCGCTGAACGCCATCGGTGACGCCGTCGGCACCCTGGCCGAAGGCGCGGCCCAGGCCGGTCCGACGATGCTCACCCTGGTCACTGCCGCCGCCCAGCTGGTTTCCGCGCTGCCGCCCGAAGTCGTCGCGATCATCCTTCAGGTGGCGACCGCGCTGAAGCTGCTGCAACTGGCGGGCGCCGGGGCCGCAGCGGTGGCCGCGGGCGTCACCCGCATCCAGACCGCGCTGGCGGGTCTGGCCGCGACGTCGGCGGCCGCAGGCGGCGGCCTGGCCGGTCTCAGTGCGGCGTTCCTGTCTCTGAGCGTGGCGGCGAAGGCCTCTGTCGTGGTCGCCGGGATCGGGCTGGTTGCCGTAGCCGTCAGCCAGCTGATGGACATCGGCGAGAAGGCGCCGCCGAATGTCGACAAACTCACCACGTCCCTGGGGGAGCTGGGCCGCACCGGCAAGGCCACCGGATACGTCGCGCAGCAGTTCGGCGCCGACTTCGGCAAGCTCAACGACCAGATCAAGAAGGTCACCGACCCCAGCGTGGTGGAGTCCATCAACAACTGGGGAGCCGACATCACCGGCGGCCTCCTGGACGCCGGTGACGCCACGGAGGAGTTCACCAAGAACGCCGACGCCATCGACGAATCGCTGACCAACCTGGTCCGCAACGGCAACGCGAAGCTCGCCAAGGCGGCCCTCGCCGAGATGATGAAGGGGCTGGACCCGGAAGAGGCCAAGAAGTTCCGCGGCGAACTGGACGGCTTCGACCAGGCGCTGGCCGACCTGGCGTTCGAGCAGAAGCTGACCGCCGAATCCCAGGGCATCTTCGGAGAAGCAGCGCAGAGCACCACCGACAAGCTGAACGCGCAGAAGGCGTCCGCCGACGGGCTGGCCCAGTCGATCCTGGCGCTGAACGACCTGAACCGGGCCGCAGGGTCCGCCATGAGCGCCTTCGAGCAGTCCATCGACGACGCCACCGCGGCGGCCAAGGAGAACGCCGGTGCGCTCACGATGCGCGACGGCGTGCTGGACTTGGGGTCGGAGAAGGCCCGCGCGGCGGAGAAGGTCCTATCCGATCTGGCCGCGAACACCCAGGCCGCGGCAACGTCCGCACGCGAGCAGGGCCAGTCGTGGGAAGCCGTCCAGGGCATCCTGTCCCGAGGCCAGAAGACGTTCATCGAGAACGCCGACGCGATGGGGCTCACGCGGGAGCAGGCCGAGGCGCTCGCCGCGTCCTACCTGAAGATCCCCGACAGCAAGAAGTTCACGCTGGAGATGCGCACCGAGGACGCCATCACCAGCCTCGACTCGGTCATCGCCGCGATCGAGAAGACGCCCAACAAGAAGTCCGTCACCGTCGACGCGCTGACCTCCGACGCGATCGGCATGCTCGAGGACCTCGGCTTCACCGTCACGCACCTGAAGAACGGCAAGTTCTCCGTCAGCGCGAACACGAAGACCGCGAAAGACCAGCTGGCGTCGGTTCAGGCGGCCCGGGACGGCCTGAAGAACAAGACCATCACCATCTCCGCGCGGGACCGCGCCACCCAGATCGCCGCGAACATCCAGACCGCCATCGACAAGATCCGTGGGAAGACCGTCGACGTCTACGTCGTCCAGCACACCCTGGGCGTGGAGGGCACCGCAGGCCGCAACGCCCGCAACTACAACAACGCTGACGGCAGCGTCATGGACTTCTACGCCGCCGGCGGGATCCGCGCCTTCGCGGGCGGCGGCATGGAGCTGGGCGACCGGCCCAACCAGCACGTCGCGCAGATCGCCCCGGCCGGATCATGGCGGGTATGGGGTGAGCCCGAGACTTCCGGGGAGGGCTACGTACCTTTCCGCAGGTCAGCGCGCCCCCGCTCCCGCGCCATCACCGAAGAGATCGTCAGCAGGCTGGGCGGCGACCCGAACAGCATCCAGTGGAACGCCGACGGAGGCGTCACCAACTGGCGCTACGACCCCCAGACCGGCTCCCTGTACTCGGCGTCCGACGCCGGGCAGGCCGGGCACAAGACCAAAAAGGTCAAGATCAAGGGCAAGGTCAAGGAAGTCGAGTACTTCGACGTCGGGGCCGTCGAGAAGAAGCTGAAGTCCGCGGCCAAGGCCACCCAGGCCTGGAACGCCGACCTCGAGAAGGTCGCCGACCGGGTCGGCGGGGACGTCGCCGAGGCCCTCGCCGCGATGGGCGAGGACGGCCGCAAGCTCGCCGACAAGATGGCCAACGGGTCGACCAAGTACATCAACGAGATGGCGGCCGCGCTCCGCAACCTCCAGAAGGTCGCCAAAGCGTCGTTGACCGACTACACCCGCCAGCTCGACAAGGCCAACAAGGTCAACAAGGCGTTCAGCGACGACTTGGCGCAGCTCGCCGCGATGGGCTACGGCGACCTCGCCGCCCAGCTCGCCGCCCAGGGCGACGAAGCAGCCCAGCAGCTCGCCGACGCCGCCGCCAAGGACCCGAAGAAGGCGAAGAAGGCCAACCAGGAGGCCAAGGAAGCGAACACGGCGCTGACCTCCGACCAGGTCCAGGACCTGGTGCAGATCATCGCAGCGATCAAGAACAGCAAGACCGGAATCCACGCAGTGGCCGCTACCACTGGCCTGGGCGAAGACGAGATCATCGCCATCGGGAACAAGGCCGAGGTGCAGATCCGCGCCAGCCTTGGCGGCCGCGCCGTGAAATTCCTCGAGGACCTGAAGGCCGCCAACGCTGGCAAGGCGTACGCCAACGGCGGCATACGCGCCGGGATCTACGGCACCCGCAACGGGATCATCAAGTTCGGTGAGCCGGAGACCGGCGGCGAGGGCTACATCCCGCTGTCCCCGAACAAGCGCCGCACCGCCATGCCCGTCCTCGCGGACATTGCGCACCGCTTCGGCGTTGGCCTGACCGACGTCCAGTCCGGGCGCCCGCTGGTCATCGTCCGCTCCGGCGACACCATCAACGTCCCCGTCACCCCCGTGCGTACCGGGGCCACCGCATCCGACATCGGATCGCAGGTCGGACGGTCCGTACGCCGCGCCAAGAGGGGAGGGTTGGCCGCCCGTGCCGCTTGAAGACTGGCAGTACGACATCGGAGGCGTCGTCATTGGCGCCGGCACCAGCGTCCAGGTCATCGAGACCACCGGCCTGGGCCGTCCACCGGTGCGCGAATCAGATGTGGACCAGCCCTCCATGGACGGGCAGTTCGCCGGCCCCGACTACTGGGCCGCCCGCCAGATCCAGTTCGACGCCGCGATCAGGATCCCCGGGAACCCGGCCGCCTGCCACGACATGGTGGCCGCCCTCCAGGCCGTCACCGACGCCGCGGCGGTGCGCCTGGTCGGAGGGCAAGGCCTGACCCTGCGCATCCTGCGCCCGGGCCGCCCGGTCAAGCGGCTGACCGTGCGCGCCCGGAAGCTGGACCCGGAGTACCGCCGGGTCATCCACGGCTACGTGCCCCTCGACCGCGAGTTCCTGGCGCACGACCCGGGCTTCTCCGCC